TGGAACATTAGTTCGCCATTTATCCTTTTTATTGGAACTGAATGGACGGTAAATTTTCCATTTATCATCATATAGGTAACCAAATACCATTTCTGTTTTAGAGATACCTTTACGTAATTTATCTATCCACAACTCAGTAATAGGATATACATTCTCTGCTCGCAAATCCTGTTCGGTTTGAAAATATTGTTTCCAATACAACAGTTCGTCTGTATGAAATATCCTTCTTACTTTACATTGAATAAGAGAATATTCTTTAGGAATAGACTTATCAGGTTTATACTCTGCCACAATTTGTTTATAATCTTTTATATCTGTACGATTGCTTATACCTAATCCAAAATCTTCATCTATTTTAAGTAATGTATCATGATAATCTGTTAGACTGTTCATTTGCTTCACAAAATCTACACATCTTCCTCTATAAGAAGAGTCACCAAAATCTATGTGATACAAAAACCCGTGCTTATTACCTATTACAAATGAAGGATTATCATCTTTTCTACCTGGCATTGGAGAATGCATAGGTCTATTAAGTTTAAAATCACGACCAAGATAGAAACGATAAATATCATATTCGGAAACCTTCTGAAGAATAGTTTCTTCTGTTAAGAGTTGTTTTTTTATACCTTTCATGCAAAACAAAGATAAATAAAAAGCCCGATGTAAATACACCGGGCTTAACTTATAAAATTTCAAATCTTGCCTAGTATTTAGCGTCGTCTTGTTCTAGAACTGCATCATTTGCAGTAATATGTTCACCTTGAACAAAATCTTTTACTTCACCAATAAAGATAGGAGTTTTACAACCATATTCTTTATCTGAGATATTTACAATAAATTTCTCAAACCCAACAAGCTTACTTTTTGAACGAAGCTGGTTGACACGTTGAGCATCAAATTCAATATTCCGGAAGTATTTCATACTAAAGCCAGGAAGAAAGTCTTTGTTATAAACACTTTGATAAACAACAGTTTCTTTTTCTCCACTATCTTCATTTACTACTTTTTCACTGATACGAACAGTTGCCATTGCTACAATAGTTTCTACCATATCACCATTAATCTCTTCAGAAAGCTCTTTAACATTACCTCTAAATAGCTTTTTAGTATCAAGTAAGATATTAGTATCTACATCAAAGAGATCAAACTTTGCCCAATTCTTTACAAAAGTCATTAACTCTTCTTCACCTACAATAGCTTGACGGTATTCTTTATTACCAATAATGCTCTTATCTTTACTTAAGAAGTTCGTAAACCAGCTTGGAAAAGTAGAAGTACCATCTTCAATTAAAGCCCAAGTTGTAGTACCAACAGAGTTGATATACTGTACTTTAGTTTGATCTTTATTAAATCTTGGACGATCCTCAAGATAAAAACTAATATTTCTAAGACGCTTACTTTTTACATCTTCAGTCCATACAGAAATCCGTACAGAATCAACTTCTTCTCCTGTCTCAACGTTTTGAGAGTCTTTTACTTTACGTTTTTCTACATACTCAGGATCTTTTTCTAATTCTGTTCCAAGTAGTTTTTCCAGTTCTTCTCGATCTGGATTAATTGCTACAACTTTAGCTTCAAATAGACCAATTTCTTTTGCAAAATCTTTCTGTTCTTTTTTGTTACCTTTCATTTTCTTTATTTTTGTTTATAAATACTTGTGCTCTGTTATTATCCAGTTTATCTATGCTTTTATAATAAGCTATATACAAAGCTTGTTGCCTTATTCCGTATGAACGAGTTAATAAGTTAGCAGGGTAACCTTCCATTACAATTTCTAAATTCTTTGCTTGTTGAGCAGCATGAAAAGGTCGAGTTCTACCCATAACCATTCCTTGCTCATCAGCTAAGGATAAAATTACATTTTGTAGTTCTTCAACTGTTTCAGTTTTGTTTACTGCTTCATATTTTTCTAACTCTGTCATGCTGTGTAATTTAGAATTGCTTTATAAACTTCGTTTGCATCATTTGGAATACGTATAGGGTTATCCTTAAACATATCCGGAGGACATTTTGCACTCATTCCTTCACCAGCAAGACGATAGAAATACTCAGGTGTATCAGATTTCCACTTATCTTCTGCATACAGAACGATAGTAAATTCCTTCTCAATAACTCCTTCCCATTCTTTACCTTTTGCTTTAACTCTTTTTTCAGGTGCACCTTCTACATTAAGTACTTCATAATGAGCAGTAATAAAGATCTCTTTATTGATCTCTTTTACTTTCTTCATAAATTCGCCAATCTTCTTATTGTAGTAGTTCCAGACATCCCAGTTAGTATACAAGCTCCTGGCTTCTTCAACCAGACTCTCAAATGCTGCTGAAAGTGAATCAATTACAATAACTTTGATTTCTTCATTTTTCTCAAAGTCTTCAAGTGCTTTCATTAAACCAACAAATTTCTTGGGTTTAGCATGATACTTAAAATTTTTACGGAAAGGTAAAGGTTTTAGTTCAGTATTAATAAATCCTGTACTGATTTCATTCATATTTCGGAATGAGTACGTTTTACCTTTACCTGATTGTCCAACAAGAAGAACCTTATAAACTTCTCGTGGAATTCTGTTTTCATTAGTTTTTTCCATTTCTTTTGCTGTTTGTGTATTCATTTTTTAAAATTATGAGACATTAAAGTTAAGCATAAAATGTGTTTTTTCCAAGAAATAATTAAGGTAATTTAAAGTAATTTCCTTCTATAACTTGTTGATAATCAAAGGTTTCCATGTCAGCTCCAGGTTTTGGAAGTTCTTTAAAAACACCACAAGCACCCCAAAAAGCCATACCTACTTTGATGTCATCTTCACCATAAGTATTCTTCAGGATTTTGATGCTTCTAAAGTGTTTAGCTCCTGTTAATGGATTGATAAACCGACCTGCTCTGTATGACTTGTCATCTGTATTGTACCTCAAAGGGTCAAAAAGACTGATAACTACGTCAGCATCTTCACCAGGTCTACCTGATTCTTTAACATGATCTAAAGTAGGTTCAAAACTATCCATTTTCTGATACATTACGTTACCTAAATCTCTTGTAATCTGAGAAACGGCTATAGGAGAATACCCTAAATGGTCTCGAAAATACTGAAAATGTTCAGAAATCTTATCAATAGCTTCCTTCTTTACCGAATAATCCTTGGTTAACTTTGCAAGACCTAAGTGGTCAGCCATTGGCATTACGATCTCATGTGGGTTATTAGGTATATATACCTTCTTAAACTCATTTAGAGGCTCTTCCTTGCCATTTTCTTCTGCGTAACTCTTGACTATTCGATAAATATCAGATGGACTCCTAGCTCCTTCATAAATGCTTATAATATCATTTGTAATAAACTCAACATAATCTCGATATTGATGTATAATTTCTATTTCATCTTTTGTTAGTGGATTATTACGCCACCAACCAAGCATTTTTTGAATAGGAATTAGTACTCCATAATCAAGAAATATCCTTCTACTTAACCATTTAGATAGAATATATGCTTTCTTTCTCTCCATTGAGAAGAGAATAATCTTGAGTTTTACTCCAGTGTTAGGGTTTTGTACATACCAATCAATAGGATTGAGTATATAAGCATCATGTAAAAATGCAGATTTACCAGATCCAGTTGCTCCAAAAATCAATGTATAGATACTCTTACGAATTCCTATAAATTTATTAAGTCTCTCAAAACCCATTGGTAAACCTGCATTTTTACCTTGTTGTCCATCTGTATAATGTTGTAGAAGATCATCAAATTCAGTCATATTCTTTTCTTATTTATTATATAATAGTCTGAGAATTTAATTACTTTAAATACCTGTACTATTTCTGCTTTATAAGGCATAGTATATTGTTGTATACAATATTGGTTTTCAGGTTTAGCTTTATAACTTGAACTTTTATTTCTATTATAGAAATTTAGTAAAAAATCATAAACTTGTTTAATTGATTCAAATTCATAACTGTGATGAATATTTTTCTTTAAAGAACCTGCTTGTACAGTATAAAGTTTGTAGTGAGGGTATTGTGTCATAATAATTGGTTTAATGAAAATGTCCACATGGACCTTTAATTTGGTATATATGATATTTTGAACCTATGGGATTACTAATACCAATAGCTATCCGTTTTACCTCAGCCTCTTCAAACTCCATTCCTTCTGTTACCCATGTAGCATCAGGTGATATTTCTCCAATAACTTTAAAACATTTTGTTTTATCATGCCAATCTTTTTCCCATTTTCCTTCAGAATATATACTTTTATGAGGGTAAACTTTATCTATACTTGTGCAAACAAATTTATTTCCATTTTCATCTTGAAAATCATCACCTACCTGTATATTTCTACTACACAGTATTAACTTATTTTCTATATTTTTTACAAAATACTTTTCCATCTTTTATTTTTTACAATTACATGAATAGTTTTATTTCCATATTGCTACTTTTGTTTTATTATATCGTAATAAAATGCATTACTGTCTTCTGCTATCCATTTATCTGATTGATTTTCTACAGAAAAAAGTTCATCATCTACTTTAAATTGTTTTAAATCTTCAGGTAAATTTTTTGTTACCCAGTTAGAATCTTTCCAAAAAATTCTATTATTAGGCATACATAATAAATATCCATCATCTGATTCTAATACATGACCACATTTGTAATCTGATGGTTCATTACTATACGGATTATCATACCAATCAATAGTAAAAATATATGTACCCCATACTTTACTACCATCTCTTAATACTACTTGAGCTTTATGAAATGCTAAAAAACTGTATTCAATTACACATACATTCTCACTAAAACAATCCCATAACTGTTTATAGTTAAATGGTACATCTTTTGTAGGTATTTTAGTATATATTTCAGACAATGGAACTCTGCTTCTTAACATACCAGAATCAGTTATTACATGAAATGTAACTATCTTACCAGATACTGATTGAATAGCAAAAACATAAACGTTATAATATTCTTGACTATCATTTATGTTTTTTGTAAAATAAGATTTTTTTACTAATGCTTTAAAGCTAGGAATATTACAATTCAGTTTCATATTTTTTATTTCAGTAGTCAGAACAGGATTCGAACCTGTAATAGAAAGTGTACGCTATCTCGCTGCGTGACCAGTGGCCTATCTACATCAGCCACACTATACACTGCGTCTGCCATGAACTGTTATTGCAATTACAGTTCTTTCCGCCACCTGACTATATTGTTTTTTAGGACATATGGATAGTTTGTTCATTCCTAAAGTCCTTTTGTTTTTGATTTCTAAGTAATTTAATAAATGCCTTATACCAAGGATATTTATATCTTGCCTTTTTGATTTCTTTCTTTTTATTTACAATAGGTTTCATATTTTCAATTTTTTGTAGTCAGGACAGGATTTGAACCTGTAACCAGTTTTCTAAGCTCTACGTGCAGGCTTTTCACTGCCTCGTACTGGTGTCTAATCGGGCGTACACAGCGTCTACCATTCCGCCACCTGACTATATTAAAAACAACTACTGTCCCTCTAAGTGGGTACAATTACTCATCTCACGATACACTCCCAGTGTAATTGGGTAACTGAGTTTCTTGTACACCAACCCGAACCACTCACATCTTAGACTGTGAGGTAACCATACAGGTATTCTTGTCCCTATTCCCTGTATTCCGAACTATGAACACTGGGCTTAACTCTGTTCACAAGAGTTGGTTACTGTTCAGTATTAATACAGTAGTTGTTTATTAATATTTACTTGATATTCTCAAGTGAATAAGCTTTTAATATACAAGTGTAAACACCATTTACACCTGAATAACTGAACTGATCAGCAGCTGCTTCTAAAGCAGCTTTTACATGTAATTTAGTAAACTCTATAAGCATGGCACATACATATTCTCTTGTTGTTTCTTCAGCCTTACCTGTAGTAAAGCTTTTTGCAAATTCTTCAGCTGTTGGTATCTTGTTCATGATTTATTTGACTTTTCAAAGAACATTTTGAAATCAGTTTCAGTAGTACGACTGCAACTTATTGCAGTAAAATGTAAAGAAGGATATTTACTAGCTAACAAATCAAAAAACTCAGTTAAAGAATCTGAACCTCTACCTGATGAACCATTCCATAGAGTTGCTGAAAACTTACCATCTCTTAATCTTAATTCAACAGTTTTGTTATCTGCAGTGTGAAATTTTATAGATTCTTGTATCATATATTTTCTCCTTTTATTTTATATTTAATCCAACGTACAATGAAAATAGGTAGTAAGAACCACCAAGCAAATAACCACATAAAGACATCTAACCAACCAGGTTCTTGTGCTGGTTTACCTTTAATTGCTCTAAAAATAAATATTAAGCTACTTATAAGAAAGCCAGTAATATAAATTTCTGGAAAGTTTTTTATTGTTATCATATATTAATTCCTCCAATGTAATCTGTTTCTGTTGTTTTTTGATTTGAATTTTGTGATTTTAATCCAGTTCTAACTAATTCAATATATGGATCAAAAGAGTATTGTCTAAGATAGGTTGCAGAGTTTTGTAAATATTTAAGTTTATCTTCACCTGTTCGATAAGATTCTTCTTTACGATTTTCTGTCTCTAATTTAATAGCTTCAATCATTTCTTCATGTGAATAATCTCCTGATGTAAGAATTGCATTATAAAGTAATCTACAAGTATCTTTTTCTACTCTAAAAGTTCTAGTACCTTTAAATCTTTTACCATTTATCTCAAAATTATTAGTACCTGGATAATGTCTCCACCATATATCAAATGATGTTTCTTCATTAGAAACATTTTTATCTAATTTTTCTTTTTTGCAATTGATTCCTTTACGAATATTATCTAATAATGCTTTACCTCTAGTTAGAAGTATTCCTTTTTCGTTTATTAAACTTTTGCGAACTAGAGTTTGTTTCCAAGAATCTAATTGAGGAGTTTTTAAATATTCTGCCAAGTCTTTTTCCTCCTCTAATGCTTCTAGTAAAAATAAACTGTTTAAATCTATTTTTTCCTCTAGACAAATTTTTATTTGTTTTAAAGACAGATTGAACATTGGTTCTTTTAAAGATTCTAGATTGTTTTGAGTCATTATTTACAAATTTAATCTTTTTTTCATCGTGTAACAATTCTTGGAAAAAAAAAAGTTCATCTTCTTTAATAAAAATCTTATCTGTTAGATAAATTCTTTCATAATCTTCTATCATTCTTTTTCT